ACGTACTTGAATAATAACCACAGGGGCGCAAGCCCCTTAAAAGGAGAATCAAAATGAGATTAGGAACTGAAACAGGAAGTTTAGTAAACCAAGTATACAGCTTTGGAGTCTTGGGCCAGCCAAGGCCATATCTAGGTATGCCAGTCACCATTCTTAGTTGGACTGACCGTTACCCGGCAACTGTCATCCAGTTGTTCAAGGTAGGCAAGTCTGTCCTCATGCGCATTCAGAGTGACAACTACGAGGCTGTACCGCGCGAGAACCCAAAGTACGGAGACCACATCGAGTATACCTACTCTCCAAACCCAGATGGCGCTACATACACCTACAAGCAGGGTTCTGACGGCAGGTGGTGCGAGGTTTACCTCAAGGAGGACACCAAGCGTTGGGTAAAGAGTGGGTGTGGTGGTATACACCTAGGCAAGCGTGAGAAGTATTTTGATCCAAGTTTCTAACCGGAGGAATTATGACTAAATACAATAAGCAAAAACGGCAAGAGAGTCTGGACTATCTGAAGGCCAAAGGAATGTGGGTACTGGACAACAAGTACACCCCAACCAACTCAGTCAATACTGACATCACAAAGACCTTTGAGAGGGCGAGGGCCGAGGCAATCATGCAAGACCCATTCATGCGTGATGTAGTGGCCCTAATGGGCGCTAAGTTGGACGAGAGTAGTATCAGGGCTATCCCTGTCAACAATCTACGCCAGAGCACCACGGCTGTACCCCTATATACTAACAAGGGGTTTGCAATCGGCGGAACAAAGGAGTTTGAGGAGTCCTATAAAGAATGGAAGGCTAGATCAGCCCAGAATGGGTATCTATAGGGGTAAGCTGTTTGTATAATATATATTTTTTGTATATGCTTGGATCTTTGATTGCATAGGAATTAAATATATGAGCACAAAGCCATGTAGTGATGATAAATTACAGGCGGCGGTCGAGGCATATAACGCCGCTGGCGGAAACAAAACCGCCGCCGCCAGATTGTTAGATATTCCAGAGGCAACCTTCCGCTCAAGATTTGAAAATGCTACCAGACTAAAGTTTAAATCTAAAAATCCATTCGTTGATCAGAAGCTCTCAGATAACGTAGCCAAGTTGGCTGAAGCGAATGCCAAGATCCGCTCTCTAGAGTCCAGCCTTCACGCAGTAGAGCAAGACAAACTTACCACTGACTACATCAAGTCAAAAATTATCAAGTTACAAAAATCTGTCGTCGATGTCCCAACTTGGTTGTGTAGAACAACCGCCGCCAAGACCTCGGGCATCCCGACGATCTTCGCATCTGACTGGCATTGGGGCGAGGTCGTAGATCCTAAACAGGTTGGTGGCGTTAACCAATACAATATTAAAATCGCGCAGGAGAGGGCTCGAAGGCTGATAGAAAAAAGTATGGATCTTTTGCATAATCATTTTGCCAGTCCAAGCTACCCAGCCGTAGTTTTTGTTTTGGGTGGGGATATGCTATCAGGAGACATCCACGAGGAACTAAGCCAGACGAATGAGATGCCTACCATGCCCGCCCTACTCGATCTATTCGGAGTGTTGACATGGTGCATCGAAACACTAGCAGACTCTTTCGGCAAAGTATTCGTGCCATGCGTAACAGGGAACCACGGTCGCAATACCTTCAAGACCTACAACAAGAACCGCACCGTCACATCATTTGATTGGCTCCTGTACATGTTCTTGGCTAAAAGATTTGAGGATGACAAGCGAGTCCAGTTCCTGATCCCAGATGGCCCTGACGTCGGTTATACCGTTTACAATCACAAATACCTACTCAGCCACGGTGACAGTTTTAAAGGCGGTGACGGCATTATAGGAGCCATAGGATCAGTCATCCGTGGTGACTACAAGAAGCGCTCCAGAGCCGCACAAATAGGCCAGCCATACGACACCCTGCTGTGTGGGCACTTCCACCAGCTAATACAGCTAGACAGGCTGATCATCAACGGATCTCTGAAGGGGTACTGTGAGTATGCCAACGCTAACAATTTCAGCTTTGAACCACCCCGGCAAGCGGTATGGATAACTCACCCGGATCATGGTATAACTTTCTCAGCACCCATACATGTAGATTCAAAACCAAAACGAGCTACATCCAATATCATTTCATGGGGATAGAATGAACCTAACATCTGAGAACCTGCGTTGTCTGTATATCTTTCTACACGGCGTGGAACCATTTAATAAATGGAGCTCGATGCCCAAGGTGGCGGATTGTGTGTTTGCAATATCGTTCCCAGACAAGCTGGATACAGGTCTGGGATGTTACGTTTATTGCAATGACAAGCATCATCTCTACGTCAATGCCAATCGACACACACACCTCGAGACGGTGGTCCGTACTCTGTCTCACCTGATCGTTCATTCACTCAGAGGTGATACTAAAAAATCTAAGCTACACGATAAGTTTTTTGTAACACGATGTGCCGCCGTAGGAGCTTCGTTGGGTTACGACCCACACCAACTGGCTTCTGATCTACTACTGGAATTATAAAGGAGAAAACATGGAAGAGATCGTGACTCACCTAGAACTGCTTATGGAAGAGTTTCCGCATGAAGGTCAGCATTTTTATAATGCTTATATGACAATGCATCATGGCTATACTACAAAGGAGGTCAAGGACGCACAGGCTATTTATGATAAACGTCGCACTCAATATGTTGCACCTAATGTTGCACCCAAGGACGTAGACCCACTTTCCTACCAAGTGGGTGGAGATCACTACAAAAACCTCAAGATCCAGCCCGTGGAGTACATTACAGCCAATGATCTCACATTCCTAGAGGGTTGTATTGTTGGGTATATTTCCCGTTGGCGTAACAAAGATGGTATCAAGGATCTACACAAGATAAAGCAGTGCGTTGACCTCATAATCAAGCTTGAAAATAAATGAACAAAAGACTTGCAAGACTCTAATTTTCTGTTATAGTGTACTCACTGCCAACGAGGCAGGTTTATCAAGGAGAATGAAATGACAGTCGAACACTCACAAGCATGGGAAGCAGGCAGGACAAGAAACATCATCAACAACGCCAAGAAAACTTTCTACGCGACTTACTCAGACGCGGCTGAAATAGAGGCATACCTACAAACTGGCATGGTGTGGGATGAGCGCGATCAGTCATGGGACTATAAAGTTAATTTTGCTGGCTCTCTGGCGAAGGGATTTGATACCTACGGAAAACTATCATTAAAGCAGGTTGAGGTAGTGCGTAGGCACATACTGGCCTACGCTCAACGCAAAGCAGAATGGGCAGACGAAGCGGCTGAATTGAATGCCAAGCGCCAGCATCTGGGCAACGTGGGTGAGAAGGTTACTATCACACTGACCGTGAAGCATATACACACTATGGATGGAGCCTACGGCCCTACCTATATTCATATCTGCGAGGACGAGGACAAGAACCTTGTTATTTACAAGGGTACCAGCAATGCCTTCCCATACAAGGGAGAGACAGCTACTGTGATTGCATCAGTGAAAGAACACGGAGTACGCAATGGTGTTAAGCAAACAGTAATCCAACGCCCGAAGGTTCAGGGTGATTTTGTTCATCAAGGAGAATGAAATGACACCAATCACACAGCGCCAAAAAGAACTGATCACCAAAAACATACTAGCCGCATGTGGCAACATAGAGAAGCTCAACAAGACAGGGTACAACTTCCTGTACTTGGCATCTGGCTTCATCGCCCACTACAACTTGGAGGGCTTCAAGTCATACTACTGGGCCGAGGGCGACCTGCAACAAGACATTGAGAGCCATGCCAAACAAAACCAGTGGTCAAACTTCCGCAATGGCGAGAAGGATGCAGACTACTACCATGCCAAGCGTGACTGCTACAACATGATCCTTGGTGGCCTAGTCGCCAAAAAATGCGCAGAGGAAAGAACACTACTCAACGTATGGAACTCATAGGAGAACGACATGGACTTCAAGACAATGAAAGAAGCAAACGAGCGCATACCACTGGTGTGGTGTGACTACATCGCCCACCTGATCAAGAGCAACCTGAAGTACGAAGACAGCAAAGACCAGAACTACCTATCAAGCGTGGGCAATGCCCAACTACACTTGGACGAGAATGGCTTTATGATGTCATCCAAGAAGACCATACTGGTCGAAGACCGTAACGGCAAGTCCTACAAAATAACCGTGGAGGAGGCATGAGATATACCAAAGAGACTATCTTCGACAAGATCCTGCTGGGCATAGTGGTGGTGACAGTATTCATATGCTCGCTAATCATTCCAGACTTCTTTAGGTGATGCCATGAAGATCATCATACTGCTGACAGAGGTGCTATTTGTAGTGATTGCTGTATTCCTGATGGCGGCAACTGCATTTGGATGCCCTATGGAGCCCGTTAAGGCACTGCCAGCGCATTTAGTTCCTAAATACTGTAGTTGCTATTCCAAAACCATTCTAGAGCCCTATAACGGCATTAGAGGGCACGAGAGATCCCAGTTAGTTTGCGCAGGTCAAGCTTGGGATATTGCATATAAACAATCTAAGGAGAAGTAAATGAAACATAAACACGCAGAATTAATCCACGCATGGGCAGATGGTGCTGAGATTGAGCTTTTCTATAAGGGCGTGTGGAGGAGTGTAACCCCGTATTGGGATTCGGACGACGAATTCAGAATCAAGCCACCCGAGCCGAGTAAACCAGAAATGCTGAAGAAGGCATGGACTGATGCTTATGATGCTTATTATGCTGAACTAAACAAGGAGGAGAAATGAAGAGGCTACGACACTTAAAGGAAATGGTTCGAGATGCGGCAGAATCCATAAATGATGTTTGGAACGAGTTTCTTATCGACGAGCTAGAAGACGAAGTCAAGCGTAATCTAGACACAGAGAGTCTACCCATCCAAGAGGACGGATGTCCAGATTTGGAGTTGCTGAATGCACTAAGACGAGTTCTTATGTGTTATGGCAGTGATGATCATTTTATTGACTGGATGGATCGTGAGATTAAGAAGTATCCATTGCCTGCAACAAAGTCTCTAGCTCCTACCACTACTATCATAGATCCCATTCTTAATCTGGAGGATATCAAATGGGTGTAAGAGTCATGACGCAGAAAGCAAAGGTAGAGGCTAACTTACAGTTAGTGCTCAACTACATTGCAGAGCATGAAGGATGCTCAAAGGATGAGCTCAAAGAAAAATTCGACCTCACAAAAAACGAGATAGCGGCAATACTCAGGCTATTGAAGAATGACATACGATTAGTACTCGTGGGTAGTCAGATCAATCGTAAGGGCACATACTACATGGATGATGGTGAGCGAGAGTTCAAGGAGATTAAGCCCACTATACCCGGAGGCCGCATAGTCAGGGCAGGAGAACTGCTCAGGAAGAAGTATGGGATCTAAAAAATCTGCGGAGAGCACCTAAATAAATATATGGGCACAAACACTAATAATGAATTACACTACATGCACATCGGTATATCCTGTAGGAGATGCAACATGACACAAAGAACACCAAGACCACCAGTACCCAAGCCTAAGATAGGTGCACCATCAAACTATACCAAAGACATAGCAGACAGAGTATGTAAGAGGCTATCAGCAGGAGAGTCACTGAGGTCTATTACCAAGGATCCAACCATGCCATGTCAGACGACAGTGTATGAGTGGTTATGCAAACACCCAGCCTTCGCGGAGCAATACACACACGCCCGTGAGGAACAGGCTGACACATTAGCTGATGAAATCATAGCCATAGCTGACGAGAGCCCTACCTTAAACCAGATCAAGGATAAGGATGGCAACGTGGTTGATATCAAGATTGACTCAGGCTATGTTGCCTACCAGAAGCAACGCATTGAAGCCCGTAAGTGGACAGCCATGAAGCTCAAGCCCAAGAAGTATGGTGACCGTGTAGTACATGGTGGTGATGATGACAACCCTGTTATTGTCGAGGCCAACCTCAATGTGTTTGGTGAGCTCCTGAAGTCCATCAAGCTATCGAGACAGTCTGAGTGAGCGCAGTCGAGTCCATACTCGACGATGAACCATCCTTAAAGGATGAGTACAGTAAACTGCGCCCCATCGCACAGTCCGTTGTTAACTGGCAGATGGGCTGGCTCAGGAAGGCATACAAGCACCAGATCGAGCCTGCTGGTGACTGGTGGAACATCTGGCTGATACTCGCAGGCCGTGGCGCTGGTAAGACTAGGGCGGCGGCAGAGACTCTCCTGTCATGGGCATGGGAAGAGCCCAACACTAGATGGCTGGTCTCAGCACCTACCTCTGGTGACTTACGAGGCACATGCTTCGAGGGTGACTCAGGACTGCTCGCAGTAATCCCCAAGGAGCTGATAGCTGAGAATGGCTACAACAAATCCCTGCACGAACTCAAGCTGATCAACGGATCATTCATCAAAGGCATACCAGCATCGGAGCCAGAGCGCTTTCGAGGCCCACAGTTCCATGGAGCATGGCTAGATGAGGTAGCGGCATGGGACTACATCCAAGAAAGCTGGGACATGATTCAGTTTGGTATCAGGCTGGGCACACGCACACGAGTCATAGTCTCCACCACACCCAAACCTAAAGCGCTGATCATGGACTTGCTGGGACGCGAGGGTGATGACGTCACTGTCACCAAGGCATCAACCCACGTTAACCTCGAGAACCTAGCGCCGTCCTTCCGTAAGCAGATCCTACAGTACGAGGGCACCAAGCTAGGCCAGCAGGAGATCTACGCAGAGATGATAGACCCAGAGTCATCGGGTATCGTTAAGCGTGAGTGGTTCAGGATGTGGCCCGACGGCAAACCATTCCCTAAGTTCGAGTACATCATCCAGTCATACGACTGCGCAACCTCAGACAAAACCTACAACGATCCTACAGGCTCCATCACCTTCGGCGTGTTCAAGCCTATGGACGGTGGCATGACAGTATTAATCCTTGACTGCTGGCAAGAGCATCTACAGTACCCAGATCTACGCCCCAAAGTGATCAGTGAGTACGAGGTAGTCTATGGCGAGGGGCGCGACCGCAAGCTGGTTGACCTAGTGCTGGTGGAAGACAAGAGCGCAGGCATATCCCTCATCCAAGACTTACAGCGAGCCCACATCCCAGTGCATGCGTATAACCCCGGCAGAGCTGATAAGATCCAGCGGCTATCGATTGTGGCTAACATCATCAAGGCAGGGCGAGTCTGGGTGCCTGAGTCCAGCAAGAACAAAGGATTCGTCCGTGACTGGGCTGAAGGCATGGTCAGTCAGATCTGCTCATTCCCTGAAGGGACGGAGCATGATGAGTTCGTGGACTGCATCAGCCAAGGACTGCGCTACCTGCGTGACGCAGGCTGGATTAGCATAGACGCACCACCACGGGATGAGATACTCCAAGAGGATATAACAGACGCTGATATCTACAATGCAAGGCATAGAGAAAACCCCTACTCAGCGTAGGGAATAGTAATCAGATTACTATTCCTTACAGTGAGTGTGGTCTTTAAGTGAGGACAGATTGAACGATAGCTACACCAAACTATTGCACCTTGACGGAGTAACCATCTCAGTCAACAATAACGCCTTCGAGATCACCGTCCGCGACACCACAGAAATATGGGAACAGCATGCCGTACAACAACTGCGTGAGTGGATTAGATGGCGTAAGAAGCAAGCCGAGTTGCGCGAAGCTTGAAAGTTATAGGATAATAAGATATGACACCTGACGAGATGAGACTGCATCTAATGGACAAAGGCGCTACTAAGCCTGCCATCCCTAAGCACGAGCGCAAAGCCAACCTAGATAAGTTCCTTCAGCCAAGTGCTGAGAAGGGTGTGATGTATCACGCCACCATGCACGACGTCAATAAGTTTAGAAACAATCCCAGAGGGATGCATTTTGTCACACCAGATATTGGCTTTGCTAATAATTACTTGCATGGACAACAAGACCATGATGATCCATTGGTTAGTGGTGAAAATATCATGCCTGTTCATGTGCAAGTTACAAACCCATTTGACTATGCAAAGCTATCACATGTAAAAAACTTATTTCGTCAAGCTAAAAAACAAAAATCTCCATTGAGTTGGGGTCAGAGAGCTGGAGTGCTAGGAGGTAGCTGGTCTATATTGGAACATCCTGATATCGTCAAGGCGGTCAAGAGGCTTGGGCACGACGCAATGTATGTCTCAGAAGAATCTGGATATGCGGGAGATGGCCTAGACTCAAAGAACCTAGGGGTATTTGATCCACGCAAAATTAAGTCAGCCATAGGCAACCGTGGCACTTATGACCCCAAAGAGGATGACATTACCAAAGCAGACGGTGGCGCCATCAACGCTGAACCATTGGGTGAAGACACTGTCAAATGGACATCACCATTGGCTGATACTGTCAACTCCCATAAGCTAGGCTCAATGTCTGGAGAGCAGTGGATGAAGTGGCTACATGCCAATGCCCCTAGGAACGCCAAGAAGGAGGCACACGCCTCT